TTACTTGAAAGAGGAGTGGCCGCAGCTTTCATTTGGTCGCGAATTTAAAAAAGAAGATCGCAACATCTCAGAAGACCTGGATGCTGAATTAGGCATCCACCGAGCAAATGGAATTAGCGGCAGATACGAAGATCGCAACATTCTCAGCAACACAATTCTCGGTGAAACGAGCTGGCGAACGCTTCATATTGAAGACCTGTCCTCAGTTATTTCGCGACTTCATTTCAACGAAGCTGGCCCGTGGTGGAATCAGGCCACAGATTGGGCGGCGGCTTACGACTGGACCCAAGTTCTGGATTGGGCCGGGCTTCAAAACAAATTCCAACCCGCGCTCAAGTTTGCACGCGCTGGGATGTATCTCAGCGATTATGCAGAGCTAGGTGACACCAACGCTTGCTTACCTGCACGATCACTAGATGAGTTCGGTGATGGCGCGGTTCTGCTTTCAGAAGCTGACCCTGACACAGGCGAGCACATCCTCAGCGAGCACCTTTCACGGGTTGAGTTCACAGAAATTAATGAGCGGATTGAGCGCGAGAAAGAATTTGGTTCTTTGTGGGTTGGCCAATATCAAACTCAGACCGAAATCTTTCCGCTCACGCATGGGCAGGCGTACACAGCGCACGACTCGACAAACGTCCTCCCACACGTCACGCATATTCCCGCCGGGAACATGCGAGAAGGGAACTGGCAGCGCAACAACCGCCAGGGCTTTACCGACCACATTTTTGGCGACGGTGCCGGTCATTTGCTGGGCGTCAGCAACGCGGAGATTCTGCCCTCGCATCGTGAGCACACGCGGGAGCTTGCCTATGACGACAGCTTCGAGCTGTCACGGTCACGCCTCTCAGAATTTACGCCGCTCGTTAATGAGCAAGCGATCAGCCGGGGGCACACAAGCGAAGCGATTTCACCACAACCGAGCAGCGCATGGGACGACACAGCACTCACATGGAATCAGACGCTTACTTGGCAGAACTTCTCGCAGCCTGAACAAATTCTCGGCTTTAGCCTTGCTGGCATCTGCCTGTCAGAAACCGGCTTCCTGTCAGAAGGCCAAAGTGAGCTTGGTGACACTCAGGCCACGCTCAGCTTCACAACTTCCGAGCGTTTCGAGCGCAGCCATCAAGCCGAAGCTAGCCACGTTGGCAGCGTTCACTTACGCGGCCAAACTGCCGTCGTTCTTAAGCGCGAACGCTCTGCGACGCTGTCCTACTACGACGTTTTCATCCTTAGCCTTAGCCGCCTGGATGAAGTCATTGACCTGTCGCAGGTCACAAGCAACACCCGAGCACATACGACAGGGTTCCTTCAAATCCCGCTGCAATCTGGCCAATGGGAACTCGCTACTGAGACATGGAGCGGCCCCGACGATTGGAACACCGAAGCTGGTTGGTTTAGCGACAACGCAGAGAACAGCACATGGCACAACCGTTACGCCTGGCAGAGCTATCCGCAGCTTGATCAGGTTCTCGGCTTTAGCCGCACAATGGTCACGCTTTCAGAGAACGGGCATCTGTCCGACTCTGATGGGATCCTGGGCAACACACACGCAACCCTCGGATTTTTTGAAGGCGAGCGGATTGAGCGCAGCCATCAAACAACCTCGACGGCTCACGATCCAAGCGGGTTCTTCTATCACTTGCGTGAACGCTTTGCGACACTCGCGTATGACGATTTATTTGAACTTTCGCGCACGCGCTTGGATGAATTTATTCCGCTTGTTAATCAGCAAAGTATTACGCGGGAACATCACAGCGGCGGCAATCTTTTTTCACTTGACTTTGCTACCTGGAATGATTCAAGTCCAAGTTGGGGCAGTGCCGATTGGTCTGTTTCTGGTTGGTTTGAATCGTCAGAAGAACCAACTTGGCATGAGGCCAGCAATTGGCAAACGTTCCCGCAATTCGAGCAGGTTCTCTCGTTCTCCAAAGCGCATCAAACGCTGTCGGATACAACCGCAAAACTTGATGGCACCAATAGCGTCCTTGGCTGGCCAACTTCAGAACGGTTTGACCGAATTTACTTCGATCAAGCCACAGAAAATCGCCAGTCATTCACCACTAGCCAGCACACGCGGACGCATCAAACGACGCTAGAGCTTTATGTTGAGCCAACATGGTCCAATGAAATTTGGGCCGGATCAGACGCCACTGATTGGGCCGACAGTTCGATTAACTGGCAAGATGGCGCATGGGCGTCTTCCGAATGGATAGACGATTCAACGATTACTTGGACCAACGAATTTATGTGGGCAAGGATCGCCAGATGGCAGGTTGCTAGCTTGCTAGTGGAAACTCAGCATCAGACCTTGGTCTGAATTAACTTATTATGATGAACAAGTCACAGGAGGTGGTCGCCCAATGGCAACTCTCGTAACAACAGGGCGAGCCGGTTTGGCCGCTTCCGTTGCAGCCCGGAACATTTTCCTTGGGATTGGCGCAGGCCAAACCGCATGGGATGCAAACGGCGTGGATCCAGAAAATATCAGCTCGGCAACGCTGCAAGACCCAATCGGGTATCGCAAAGCTGCTCAAGTCGATTTTGTGAGTGTCGCTGCTCAAGGCGCAATTAGCCTTCCAAGCGGACGCTATGACGTGAGCGCAACCGCGACAAATTTGCTTTATTGCAAATTTACGCTCGATTTCACAGACGCGAGCACATCAACAATTCGAGAAACTGGAATTTTTCTCGATGTAACAACTGGCAGCAGTTTGCCTTCAGGGCAAATGTTCTTTGATGCCGCGACAGAAGTTACAGACTCTGGCACACTTTATTTGCTTGAGCACACTGCTTCGATCATCAGAACGCCTGCCACGCGGGAAACGTTTGAGTTCGTCTTAACCTTCTAAAGGAAAAAATCATGAGCCTCCAAGGTTATTACAACCGATTTTCTTCGTCTGATAATTATGACGAACTTTTGTTTCGCGCCAGCAAAGGTCTGCAATCCGCAGAACTAAACGAAAGCCAGTCAATTCTGTCAGACAGGATTACGAAAATTGCAAACAGTCTTTTTCAAGACGGTGCAATTATTAGCGGCAGTTCCGCTCAATTAGACGCGCAAAGCGGCGTTGCTGTTCTTCAAGAAGGCAACCTTTATGTTTTAGGCGCTGTCCGTTCGATTGCTGAAGCAACCTTCACAATCCCAACGACTGGAAGCCTGCAAATTGGTGTTCGCCTAACGACGACCACCGTTACTGAGCTGGAAGACGCAACACTGCGCGATCCTGCAACTGGAACACGGAACTATCAGGAGCCGGGCGCAGGTCGCACAAAACGCGAAATCGCCTGGGGTTGGTCCGGTGATGGCGGGACTGGCGACTTTTACGGCGTCTATGACGTGCTCAACGGCACGCTCGTATCTATTGAAGCGCCCCCAGTCCTGGACGCAGCAAAGTCGCTTATCGCTGCTTATGACCGTGATGCAAACGGCAGCTACATCGTCAGCGGCTTGCGTGTTACAGCCCTTGGCAAAGACACAACCCAAAGCAATTACGTTTTCACGGCTGCTGAAGGTGTTTCTAACGTCTACGGCAACAAAATTAACAAGCCAACGTCAACTTCAATCGCTTACCCGATTGATCCAGACCTTGAGACGATCAACAATGAGCCAAAGGTTTCAACTGGCGAAACTGCTCACACTTTGAACGTTAACCGCTACCCGTTGAGTTCAATCAACGATGTAGTGATTACAGAAGAAAAGACCGTCACATTGACCCATGGCAGCTTTAGCGGCGCATTGGATCAACTGCCTGATACTTCGGTTCTAAGCATTCAAAGCGTTAGTCAGTCCGGCACGACTTACAGCGCCGGGACCGATTACAACCTGACTGCCGACCAAGTGGATTGGACCCCCTCAGGCGCTGAGGTGGCCCCCGGTTCAACTTATGACGTGACCTATCGGTTTCTGACCAGCACGACAGCGACTAACATCAACCCCGACGAGGGTGAGTTTGACGTTACCGGCGCGGTCGCTTCCACTTTGGTTCGAGTTGATTACAGCTGGAAGATGCCAAGGATTGACGCAATCACTGTTGACGTTAACGGATACCTTCACAGGGTTCGAGGTGTTTCAACTGCGTTTAATCCAATCGCTCCGCAAGTTCCATACAACGAACTTCAGATTGCTGAATACTATCAAAATTGGAATTCTGTAAAAGATCCAGTTGTTGACAACAATGGCATAAGAGTCATTTCTGTGCGCGAGCAGCGCCAGATGAAAAACGCAATTGCTGAGCTTTACGGCGTAATCGCTGAAGAGCGTTTGCAGCGTGACATTTCAAGCCGCGAGCCAACTGCTAAGTATGGCGTTTTCGCTGATCCTCTTCTTGATGGAGATCTTAGAGACGCAGGCGTTGCGCAAGATGCCGTCATCGTTAACCAGGAATTGCAATTGGCTGTTACTGGCGCACCTGTAAGGGCTGCCCAAAACAACACAGGCCATTTGTCGCTTCCTTATCAAGACGTTGAGCTGATCACTCAAGAGTTGTTTACGGGCTTTATGGCCGTCAACCCTTATGGCAACTTTGACGCTATCCCTGCTGATGTTGAGCTAGACCCGGCAATTGATTTGTGGGTCGTTACAGAAGAAAACACAACTTTCTCGACCCGCTCTTTCACAATTGGTAGCGGTTGGGCTTCTGCTTCAAGCACTTCAACAGTTGTTCAACTTGCTTCTGAAGTTGAAAGCAACATTTCAAATCTCAGGCAAACCGCTGTTGATTTCTCAATCGTTGGTTTCGACGCGGGTGAAGCGTTGGTTTCTGTCGATTTTGACGGCCAAAACTTGGGCAACAACGGTGAAGTCGCAGACGGGACTGGAAACCTTACAGGAACCTTTACTGTCCCTGCTGACATCCCATCCGGCTCAAAAAATGTTGAGTTCCTTGGCAATCAAGGAAACTTCGGTTCAGCCATTTTCACTGGCCAAGGCACCTTGGTCAACCGTGAATGGAACAGCATTACCACGACCACAACGTGGCGCTGGACCCCAAGACCACCCGGTCGCGACCCGCTTGCTCAGTCGTTTGTGTTGCCTGAAGGTCGCCACATTACGGCGCTTGATTTGCAGTTTGCAGTTAAGGGTTCGGACAGCAACGACGTGAGCGTTGACATTGTTGTAGGTGATAACGGCTTCCCTGGACGGGAAGTGCTGACTCGCACTCGGATTCCTGCCGCAGACATTGCCCTTTCTGGATACACCCGAGCGACTTTCGATTGGCCAGTTTATCTGGAAGCCGATCGCGAGTATTTCATCGTCATCCTTACAGACGACGCTTCACACGCCGTTCGTATTGCTGAACTTGGCAAATATGACGCGGTAGCGAACCAGTTTGTAACCGCTCAGCCTTACACAGTTGGCGTCTTGCTCAGCAGCTCAAACAACAGCAGTTGGACAGTCCACAACGATATGGACTTGTGCTTCAAGCTGATTGGCGCTGAGTTCACCGCAACAACTTCAACAGTCAATTTGGGGAGCATTACTGTTTCCAACATGACTGATTTGCTGGTTACAGCTCCGGTGGACATCCCCGCGACATCTTCACGGGTTACGTTCAAATACACCCGCAGCACCGGTGAGACTTTCCTTCTAGCTCCTGATCAAGCGATCAGCCTGGAAGCAGCCGTTAGCGACACAATGCAGGTCCAAGCCATTTTGGAAGGATCTTCTACTGAATCACCAACCCTGCATCCTGGAGTGCTCAGCATCCCTGCAACACTTGACACGGCTGGAACTTATGTTGGCCGACAGTTTGATGTTGCTGCCGGTGGCTCAACTATTCGGGTCATCTTTGAAGCTCAGTTGAATGGCGGCGCTGGCGTTGTCCCTCAATACGACAACGGAGGATTCCAAACAATGGCGCTCGGCTCTGCCACACAAGTTGGTGACGGCTGGGTTGAATACGTTTTTGAGGACACCGGAATTGTGGCTTTGTCTGCAACAAAGGTGAAACTCAATCTCACTGGAACGGCTGCCGGTCGTCCCAAAATCCGCAACATTCGCGCCGTAATGGTTTGAGGTACTAATTCATGACAACTGACACCAGAACGACCAACCGAAATTATCCGAAGCCCTACCCAAGTAACCTTTTGGCTGCTGATGTGGTCAGGCTTCGGGAAGCCCTGGACGCGATCGATACTGACATCGCGGCGCGTCCAGACGCAGCAACAATCAACGGCTTGATCGACACTGCCGTTTCGCAAATCTTGGACGGCGCACCCGCTGCCCTAGACACACTCAATGAGCTAGCGGCATCCCTTGGGGATGACGCCAACATGGCTGCAACGATTGCAAATGACCTTGCCGCAAAGCTCGACAAAACCGGCGGGGCTTTAACGGGTCAAATCACATTGCCCAACAATCCGACAGCCGGGACGCTGCAAGCGGCAACTGCTCTTTATGTAGAGCAGACCGTTTCAGATGCTCAACAATCTTGGGTCGTTTCTACGGCAAACGTTGCCGCCGCAAACGGCGACGGTTTGCTGTTAGACGTTAGCGGCGGCGCTTTCACTGTCACTTTGCCAGCGGCCCCATCCGTTGGCGATTATGTAGCGTTTGCGCATGCTGCTGGAGATCTTTCAACTAACAAAGTCACAGTAGATCGCAACAGCGAAAACATTCTTGGCCAGGCATCTAACCTGGAAATTGACAGCGACAACCTCGCAAACTTTCAACTTGTCTACGCTGGCGCAACTGCTGGCTGGAGGATTTCCTAATGACAATTTCACTTAAGGATCTTCTCTCCCCTGGTGGTGAGAACATCATTGACGAGCGTGAGTTTAAGAACTGGCAAGATTTTTATCATGGCCAGTTCAACGGCGACACGACCAATACAATCGATTACACCCTTCCGCAATCAACGCGGGTTGTTAACGGTGTTAGCTCAAACCGAGCAATCACTTCACAAACAACTTGGACCGTTCCGGCTGGTGTTACTAAAGTTCGCCTGACTTGTGTCGGCGGCGGCGGCGGTGGTGGCCGCTACAACTCCTCTTATTACGGCGGAGATGCTGGCGGCGGCGGCGGTTTTAGTACTGCTGAATACGCCGTTACGCCCGGTGAAACATTGACGATCAACGTTGGTGCTGGCGGCGGTGGCCGGTACTTGGCAACAACTGGTCATGGTGCTACCGGAGGATCGACGACGATCACTGACGCAAATACCGGCGGCACTAATGTCAGCCTGACCGCAACCGGTGGCGCTGGGGGTGCTTACGCCAACACCGGCAGCAACGGTGGCGGAACGGCTAATGCCACCGGAAGCAATATGTATAGCAGCACCAAGATCGAAAGCTCTGGTGGCCGAGGTGGTTACGGCTCAGGAAACTCTTTCGGCTTTGGTCCTGAAGGTTACGGCGCAGGCGGCGGCGGATCGGCTGGCAGCTTCATGGGGCCTGGTCACGTTGGCGGCCAAGCTTTCCAAGGTGGCTACAGCTACGGCTCAGCCGGTGGCGCTGGCATTGGCGGCCATGGCGGCTTCGCCAGTGGCTCACAGGGCCAATGGGTCGGTGAGCACAAAAGTGGCTCAGGTGGCGGCTCTGCTGGCCCTGGTTTCGGCGGCGGCTTTGGCTACACCCCTTCGGCTTATTCTTACTTCGATACCTACAGCGAAGGCGGCGCAGGGCACGCAGGATCGGCGTTCATGGGTGGCTACTGCGACAGCCACATGCGCGTGTCTGGCCTAGGCGGTGTCCCTGATTTCAACGAAAGTGACAAGGAACACTGGCTAAACAACAAAGGCGCACGCTATGGCGATGGCGAAGCGACTGGCCCTGCTAGCGGTTATACCTCCGAAGTGGGGAACAGCCAAATGGGCAAATACTCGTCGGGCTTCAACAATGAGTTCATCATTTTGAAACCTAAAACCTTCAATGGGGTCTTAGGTCGCCTCTGGGGCGGCGGCGGCGCCGGCCAAATTGCTAACAACTATGCCTTTGGTGGCTACAACCGCTCAGGCGGCGACGGCGGATCTGGTGCTGGTGGCGGCGGCGCAATGGGCGTCACAACGTCATGGAACTCAGCGAATAAGGATTGCCGAGTTTATAGCGATTGGGATCCAGCCAACATGGCTTGGAGAACTCGCGACACTGCTTTCTCGGACAACGGTTGGCGTATTAACGGCAACGGTGGCCATGGCGGCGCTCTTGGCGGCGGCGGTGGCAGTGCTTGCCACGCTTACGCCGGAAACGGCGGCATCGGCGGCGGTGGCGGCGGCGCAGGCGGTCACTACACTGGCGGTTACTTCGGCTATGGCGGCAGCGGCGGCCCTGGCTATGTCCTTATTGAA